ATTAATATCTTCTTGTGACGAGAATCTTATAAACATTGGGTCTTGAGTTGTTTTATCTCCAATAGTTGTTTCTGTGCCAAAGAAAAGTAAGTGTCTATCCGGTGTTGATACCATACTAAACTGTGATGCTGTGGGTGCATTTGTAATAATTGTTGCTCTAGTGTTGTTAGCTGCTATTGGGTTTGAATCCCATTCAAAACTTTCGCCACCCGTTATTGTTGCAACAAGTTTGTTACCAAAATTATCTAATGACCATAAACCAGGTGCAGTTACAACGTCACCTGATACTGCTGTATTCCAACCTGCGTATCCTGAAGAGTCTTTTACTTCTGCTCCTGAAGAATGTATCGCTGCGGTTGTACCTACAGCTCCTCTAGTTAAACCTGTTAAAGTATTACTAGTAACGCCTGTGTAAGTAATTAGTTCAGAGCCAATTTGCACTGTTCCCGATGTTGGAAAAGATGATGCACTTGCTAGTGTTAAAGATGTAACTGATGCATTAATTCCTGATGCAAGTGTTGATGTAAATGTTCCTGATTCTGTACCACCCCATTGACCTAATCCCCAACCTGTTGATGCAACTTCTTGAGCCACCCCTACTGAAAAATAATGTTTTACTCTAATACCACCAGATGTTGATGCACCTGATCCTGATTCATTAGATGCCATAGTAAGTGTTAATGTAGTTGTTGTTGGTATACTTGTTACTTGAAATTTGTTGTCGTTAAAATTTGCTGAATTAAAATTAGAATTTGTTATAGAGGTAAAATTATCCAATAATAAAATATCACCTTTGTTTGCATTGTGTGCTGATGCAAAAGTTAATGTTACAGTTGCTGATCCATTAGTTGTACTAAATGCTGATGTTAAAGTTGTTGTAGATTTAATTGGGTGGATGTCATAAAAAATACCACCAGAATAAGCGTATAATATTCTGTTTGTGCCAAGCACTGCATACTTAATACCTGATGTATTTACAAAATGGTGAATAGCAGTGTTACGACCTGTAATATCAACTGAACCTAATTGAGCCCAACCGCCTATTTTTTCAGGTAGGCCGTATCTAAATCTAACATTATCACCATTAACCCACTGACTCTCGCCGCCCGTTGATGTGACTTGTTTATTAAACCCTGGTGCAAATTTTACTTTTTGAAGCATAAAGCCTTTATATAGTTAAAAAGCCCAGCTTACAAATGAATATCTAGTGCCTTTAGTTGCCTCTTTTACTTCGTGCGGATACATAAAGTTTGACGGAAATAAAAGTATATCTCCTGTTTTTAACTTAATTTCTTTGCCTCTGCAACAGAATTCTGATCCTTCGTAGTCTGTGTTAAGGTTAGCAACTATTGATACTATTGGTACACCTTTCATTTTTCCATCAAATATACTGTGGATATGATCGTAGTGTTCTCTCATCATAGTGCCTACTTCATACTTGTTAAATCTAATAGGACTAAATTTAGTAAGCCATGGTCCTTGAGTCTTGTCTCCTGGTACACTATGTTTAACCTGATACGCTTCTAATGCTTTAATAAGATAAGGTGTAATTTTATCTTGTTGTTCTTTAGTACAAGGCATTACATCTAATTCTTTTGTAGGTTCAGAACTAGTTGTACCTTCAGCATAATTATTCCAAGTATGTTTTTTCCATTCTTTTTTATTACACTCATCTATTAACGCTTCACACACCTCTGTCGGTATATGATTTTCAACATATATATAATCTTCAATTGTGCTCATTCATCAAACTCCTTATATCTAAATGGGTTAAACTATCTTCAGTTCCTAATACATCAATACTAAATGTATTAAATGACATACTAATTCTAGATTCCTCACTCATGTTTATAGGTACACTGTGTTTTAAATTTGATGGAAACAATATAAGTTCTCCATCAGTGCAAGGTAATAAAAATGTTTCTGAATTTAAATTGTTATATTTTTTAGGATCAAGTTTCATAGCTGATTGTATTGCTTTAGAAAAAGATATTGGGGGTAGTTTAGGATCTTGTTTAAAATAAAACACACCACTAATAATACTATTGGGATGCACATGTTCATGGTGCTTGGATCCTTTAGGATTTTTATTCATCCAAGATTGTGTAACCACTAACCTTTGATCTGATTGAGATATTTCTTTAGTAAATTTATTTATAGACTCATTTATAAAATTTTTTATATTTTTAAACTGTTCGTGTTTTAATAAATAAGTATCTTTAGATTTAAAGTTACCATTAGCTTTTTGTTTTATCCAATCTAATGTATCAATGTGTTTTAGTTCATCAACTAATGAACCTTTATACTTTGTAATTAAAATTGGTGTGGGAAATATTTGTAACAATTCGTCTTTCATGCAAAATGTATACTATATTTTATCCAGAAAGTCCACCATGTGAATCTGAAGTACCTGAATGATATTGAGAAGCTTCAACTAAATCACCAAAATCAGCGGCATCCCCCGTTGTTGCTATTGTAATATAATCTTGATTTACTGTATCTTCTCCAGAAATTTCACCTCCAGAATGAATTGCTCTTATTGAATTACTAAGACCCGATCCTGCTGCTCTAGCAACTGTTAAATCTCCAAAGTCAGCAGCGTCACCTGTTGAAGCAATAGTTATATAGTCTATAATATTTATTCGACCTGGAGAATATCCTCCCATAAATACAGCTCTTACTAGTGAAGAAGCAGGAGTACCTCTTCTTGCATCTGTTAAATCTCCAAAATCTGTTGCATTACCAGTTGACGCAGTTGTTGTATATTCTATTGTGTTTACCTCTCCGCTAGCATAACCTCCACCATGAACAGTTCTTGTACCACCAGAACAAGTTGCAACACCTTCTGTAGCTGTAGTCATATTTCCAAAATCAGTTGTATTACCTGCTGAAGCAAAAGTTATAAATTCTATAATATCTACAAGTGATGGAGTATTTCCTCCAGCACAAATACCTCTAGTTGAGTTTCCACCGCCACCATTCATATTTCTTCTAACTGCGGATAAATTACCAAAGTCCGCCGTGTTCCCTAAAGAGGCATGTTGAAATGAATCCATTGTATCAATAACTGCATCGGGATCTTCACCTCCCATTATAACAGTTCTAGTTAAACTAGAAACTCCTGCAACTAATTGTCTTGCAACTGCATTTCCAAAATCTATAGCGTTTCCTAAAGTAGGTATATGGGTCAGTTGTATTCTATCAATAGATCCACCCGATCCACCTGAATTTGATCCTGCATTAGTAAACCCTCTCCCTGATCCAGGCATATAGTTTACTGATGGTCTTTGAATTACTTCTTGATTAATTCCACCATGTCCATTTCCAAGTCCTGCTAAATAATCTCTAGCTACTGTTAAATCTCCAAAATCTGCAGCGTTACCTGTTGATGCTATGGTTATAAAATCTATTACATCAGAATTATCTGGAGTATATCCTCCCCCAAAAGTACCCCTAACTGAATTACTACAACCCGCTAGATAATTTCTTGTGACACTTAAATCGCCAAAGTCTGTAGTATTACCAGTTGAAGCCATAGTAATAAATTCTATTATATTTACAAAAGTTGGAGTTCTTCCTCCACCACAAACTCCTCTAGTAGCACTTGATACTCCACCTTGGTTTGCTCTAACACCTGAAAGGTCACCAAAATCTGTTGAGTCACCAGTTGAAGCTATAGTTACAAATTCTATTATATTAATAAACGCCATATTATTGTAATCCTCCCATTCTAATTCCTCTTGTTGGACTAGTAACACCAGCACCAGCATTTCTAGCAGCACCTAAATTTCCAAAATCTGTAGCATTTCCTGTATTAGCAATAGTCATAAATTCTATAATATTTACATAACCAGGTGCACTACTTCCTCCCATTGTTATACCTCTTGTTTCACTACCAACACCCGAACCGCCTCTTCTTATCCCACCTAAATTTCCAAAATCAGCAACATTTCCTGTTGAAGCAATTGTAATATAATCTATTGTATTTTCTATATTATTATTACTTCCACCTCCAAAATAAAGTCCTCTTGTACTGGATGCTACTGCACTTAAATGCTTTCTATCTGCACTTGATAAATTACCAAAATCTGCGGCATTACCTGCTGTACTAATTTGTATAAAATCTATTATGTCACTTGTACTAGGCGTATTACCCCCACCAAATGCACCTCGATCACCTCTACTAGCTTGGTTAGCTCTAGCTAAATTATTTCGTTCTTTAATATCCCAAATAGCCATTATGGTCTTGCTCCTTGATACCCGTCATTTAAACCACCGTGTGCTTGTGATATTTGTCCTGAAGCTATATTTTGCCTAGAAACCGAAAGGTCTCCAAAATCTGTGCAAGTACCCCCTGTTGATATTTGAAATTGATCTATAACATTTACAGCCCCATCACCAGCAGCACCATATAAACCTTTAACACTATTTGATGTTCCTGCACCATATTTTGCTGCTGTTCTTAAATTACCATAATCAACTGAATTACCTTGAGAAGCTATGCTAACAAAAGATATTGTTGTTGTACTAGCAGGGTTTTGATCTCCACCCATAAAAGCTCCTCTAGTTGATGAGCTTACACCTATTATATCAGATGTTGCTGCGCTTAACTCTCCAAAATCTGCAGCGTTACCAGTTGTAGAAAATTCTAACACATCTATTTCACTTATATACGGAGTATTTCCTCCAGCTTTTATTGCTCTTGTTGGAGAAACAACACTTGCTGACGAACTAATAGCTGTTTGTAAATTACCAAAGTCAACTGCATTACCTACTGAAGCAATAGTTACAAAATCTATTACATTTTGTCTTGTAGGTGTCATACCACCCATAAAAAGTCCTCTTGTTGAATTTGAAGCTCCTGAAAAAGCAGATCTACCTACAGTCAAATCTCCAAAATCTGTTTCATTACCTGTTGTGGTCATTGTAATATAACCAATATTAGTATTAGTTTTAGCTGGAGCATGACCACCACCCATTACACCCCTAGTATGACTAGACATACCACTTGTTTGATTTCTTGCTGCAATTAAATTTCCAAAATCAGTTGCATTACCTGCTGAAGCAATAATTACAAAATCTATTACATCAGAATTATCTGGAGTTTTACCACCAGCAAAAATTCCTCTAGACCCAGCATTACGCCAATAGCCCCCCGAGATAGCGTTATTAACTTGTTTCAAAGTCCATACGCCCGAACAATCATCTATTTGTGGGTAGTTAGCCATTTAAATTCCTAACTTATTTTTTTAGCCCAAATACCATTTGCTGCAGTAGTTTGGTTAAATGCAACATCGTCACCGTTTTCATCTACACCATCAGTCCATTCAGATGTGTAAGTATCTAAATAAGATTTTATTGCTGCTGCATTTGCTAATGCACCTAATCCAGTTTCATCTGATCCATCTACAGTTGCACCAATCATATCCCAATCTTGAGGAGATGCATTACTATTTGCATTTGGATAATATCCACCATCTTCTATATAAGTTGGAATAGTGCCAGCACTAGTCAAATTATATTTAATTATTTTATTTGCCATTTGTTGTATCCTTGTTATCTATTAATTTAGTGTTAAGCGATTCTTCATCGTACAACTTAAATCCTCTACGTTCTGCAAACTTATTTGCATCTTGTGAAAATTTAGCCGCGCACGCTTCTAACCATTGCATGGTCATTTCATGAGTAGGCGCTTTACCCGAATCCATCATATCATTTTCCATTTTAAGATATGCATAAATTTCAGCTTGTGCCTGTGCACTGTTTATACCCATATCAAAGAGATAAATCAAGTTCCCTTCGTCAATAACTCCACCTCTTGCTCTGGCAGCATTTAAGGCCTGTTTCATACAAGTCATGACATGATAGTTAGCTTCTTCCTTTTCGTATTCTTCTTCAGTAATATCGTCTTTACCTAGTTTTTTAAGGATACTTTTGTATTGATTAGTAAAAAAATTCATCTTTCTAATAGCACCTGATATAGAGTTTTGAATATTATTCATATTAACCTGTATCTCAAGAATTTCTGTCTCTAGTAGTTCTTTTTCAAATGAGGTCATTTCAAGGTCTGTTTTTAATTTATGTTCTTTTTCTCGAAGCTCTATATCTTTTTTTCTCATTTTAAGATGAGCTTCTTCTAAAGCCATTCTAGTTTTATCTATTTCAGCTAGTGTATGTTTAACCGATCTTATCGGTGTAATTGCTGTTACATCTAACATAACACCCATAAACTGTGAGTGTGATTTATAAAAATTTGAACTAGATTGTTTGATAGCGGGTAAAGTATTGTGGATATTATCTAACATTACTTTGTATTCTTTTTTAACTAACGGTGAGTTTGATATTTCTTTTATTATTAGATCTTTATTTGACATTTATTTTTCCTCCCAGGAATTGCATTGTTTATATTTTTCAATGATACTTTTTGGTATAATACTATACGCATCATACTTTTCTTTGTAGTCGCTTATAGCACCAGTTGTCAGTGTATGCAACCCATTGCCGACTATGGCATCATCGTAACTGATGTCGTTTACTTTAAATTGACTTATGTTATTAAAGTCATGTTTAAATTTTGGTATACCTAAAAAATTATACACACCCTCTATAGTGTTTTCTGTGTCTTTTACCAGGTCATTAAATTTTACTATATGGTATATTTCTTTAGGCTGATGATTTAATAAATGTTTAATACCTATTAATTCTTTTACAATCTGACCATCTTTATTCATTAGCATATCGCATTTTTCTTCTACAGTTTTAGCGTCATATTGATTAACAAATGCAGTGGGTTCTCTGTTAGACCAATCAATAAATGAACCTAATACTTCTATTACATCTCTAACAAGAACTATAATTTTAATATTAGATCTTGTTTCTTTTAAAAATTTTAAATTTATTGGATATCCCCAAGGAGCACGATCTATTATATAATCTTGTTTCCAATCTTTATAATAATTTTCAAACACAGTTTTTGCTACATTATCAAAAGATTTATGATCGGGATAATTTTTAAATACGTCTGTATGTTTAAGCATAAACAACTCACCCATCATATCAGCGCAAATACTATTTGCTGTTGCTGCAACATTAGGGTTTTGATTCATAATAGAACCAAATACCGTATTGCCTGCTCTAGGTAATCCGTTAAGGAAAAATATTTCTTTCATAAATAGAGTATACTACAATTAAGAAGTTAGAGCAAGTCCTCCACCTGCATTTGAACAAGCACCATTTCTATGGTGAGCTACTGTGTCATCTCCAAAGTCTGTTGTGTTACCTGTTGTAGCAATAGTTATATATTGAATTACATTACTTTGACCACTAGACAATCCTGCCATTGCAATACCTCTTGTAGAATTAGAAGCACAACCACTAGCATATACTGCTGCTGCCATATCTCCAAAGTCAGTTGCATTACCCGTTGAAGCAATTGTAATATAATCTATAATATCATCTGAACCACCACTAATTTCTGCACCCATTGTCATTGCTCTTGTTCTACTACACACACCATTACCTGTAGGAGCACAACCTCTTGTTAAATCTCCAAAATCTGCTGCGTTACCTGTACTAGATATTTCAATAAAATCTATTGTTGCTTTATAACTAGGACCACCTCCTAAAAAAATTCCTCTAGTACCACTGCCAACTCCAGCAGGAGAAAATTTAGCAGCTGTTAAATCTCCAAAATCTGTTCCATTTCCTAATGTTGCTATTGTAATAAAATCAATTACATTTTGTATTGTCGGAGTTGCTCCCCCACCAAATATTCCTCTCGTGTCATTATTGTGTGAAGCAGCTCTTTGTCTACCTACTGATAAATTTCCAAAGTCAGCAGCGTTACCTGTTGTCATAATAGTAAAAAATTCTACAACATCAATATTGTAATTGTCACCTTGACGACCACCACCAAATATTCCTCTTGTAGCACTTCCAACTGCAGCAGGTTCAATAGTTGCAGTTGACATATCACCAAAGTCACTTGCGTTACCTGTTGTTTCCATTGTAATAAAACTCATGGTGTTTACATAAGTGGGAGTTAGTCCTCCCATTTGAACCATACGAGAATGACCCCTTGGAAAGTTTTTGTGTGTAATTGAATTTTTATAAAGGTCGTTAAGTTGCCAAACCCCGTTGGAATTATATCTTGCTGGATAACTATTTCCCATAGTTATATCCTTAATCTATTAATGTCTCAAATGATACAAGCACATGCACAGTTGTTCCAGCTGACGCTCCACCTCTTAATAAATCTGTTGCTTGTAAATACATGGATGAATTTTTATCTACAATATCTACTACTGAATTTGCTGGCACTGTAACTTCATTAGCTATTTTTACAATAGTCCCTGCTACTTCAAAATCAAATGTAACTGTTGCGTCATTATCTGTAACATTAGTACATCTAATAACATTAATTTTATTAACTGTTTCAGCTGCAACTGTAACCATAGTTGTAGTTAATGTAGTAGTTAATACTGCTGCAAAACTTACGCCTTTAATTGTTGCTACTGATACAATATTTGGTGCTGCCATAATTTATTCCTCTGTTTCTTTTATCCGAAAACTATTGCCATTGCAATAGCTGTTCCTGTTGATATTCCACCTGCTGCTGCATCTTCAAACGCAGGGGGTGATCCAGCGCCTGTAGAAGTTAAAATTTGTCCATCGGACCCTGTTGCTATAGCTACAGGATCTCCACTTGCATCAAAACTAATAATGTTTCCGTCTGTTCCACCAGCCATTTTTGCTAGTGTAATTTGATTATCTCCTATGTGTGCGGTATCTATTGAACCATCTACGTAATGTTCGGAATCTATTTGATCATCTGCTATTTTAGCATTTGTAATTTGATCTGCTGCAATGTGAGCAGTATCAATTGAACCGTCTACGTAATGTTCAGAATCTATTTGATCATCAGCAATTTTAGCATTTGTAATTTGGTCTGCCGCAATGTGCGCGGTGTCAATTGACCCGTCTACGTAATGTTCTGAATCTATTTGATCGTCTGCTATTTTAGCAGAAGTAATTTGATCTGCCGCAATGTGAGCAGTATCAATTGAACCGTCTGTATAATGTTCAGAATTAATGGCATCATCCGCAATTTTTGCACCTGTAATTGCATCTGCTGCTATTTTAGCAGTAGTTACATTTAAATCAGCAATGTGGACTGTGTCAATTGAACCATCAACGTATTGGTCACTGTCTATAGAGTTAGCAGCCATTTTAGCTACAAGTATTGAAGAGTTAACTAATTGTGATGCGTTAATTGTTTTGTTTGTTAAAGTCTGTGTTGCAACAAGAGACACTAAAGTTGAGTTAGCACCATCTGGTAATAACATAGTGTTAGTTACACTTGCAGAGTGTGGT